TCTTCATCAAAAGATACGCGTGATACAACAGACATTAAATTCTGACCATTAGCACGAACGTAATCTGTATATTCGTGTAGTGGTTTACAATCTTTTGTACCATTACCAAATATTGATTGTGCAGGTAAAGTCATTTGATATACATCACCATTCATATCATCAGCACGAACTACAGCAACACGTCTACTAAAACGACATGCTTTAGTTCCGTTAGCGCCTGAGCCTTTAATATTTTGTGGGCATGATAAACAATTTTCTGCTTGCTTTTCTACAACAGCTTCATCAGGTTTTTGACTATCAGATGTCCAACATGTTGGTGGTGGCATCTTTTCACCAGGCACATATGCTTTAGAGAAATACATTCTATGCACGTGTGGTGATGCATTAACAATAACTACATCGAGTGCATCTTGATTTGACTTCTCAACTTCTTTGCCATTAACCATTAATCTAAATTTACCGCCACGAATAGATATACGTTTAGCAGTTGTTGAACTACCTGTTATATTTGCAGTAAAGCCATCATCTCTACGAGTATGTGTTGCTACTGCGGTGCTACCAAATACGTCTAATTCTGTACTCATACTTCCTCCTTAGTTCTACTTTTAGTTATTCTTACTGTGTATTCACTTGTTGCTTGTAAACCTGGTGGTGCTTTGTCAGGGTTTTGTTCTAAAAACTCTTTAACTGTCGATTGAACTAATCTCTTTTCAAAGAACTCAGGCATATCATTTTCTTTTATAAACTTGTACATTTCAGGCCAATCGCTTGTCCAATATCTTGTACGTAAAGTTCTTGATAACGTTCCAACTTTAGTTTTCAAACTAGTTACATTAAGTGTTCTGCATGCTTCATTTAAAGCTAAATCAACTTTGTCTTTCTGAGTTTTAATTTCAGTGATTTGATTTTCTAATTCATCAATCTTATCTCTCATATTGACAGAAGCTTGCATCATCTTTTCTATCTTATTGTCATCTAATTCCATATTCTCTCCTTTCAAACATTAAGGATATTAGTATATCACAACTATTTACTTTGTCAACTATTTTTATAATTTTGTAAAACCCATTCAGCAAATCTTATTAACTCTATAGGTGAAGCATCACCTTTCATAGTATTTGCTCTATAACTTATGACTTGAATATTATTTTTAGTGTATCCTCTATTATTATTTATCCTGTCTAAAGAAGGAGAATTATATTTTGGCACTTGTCTATTGTTAGTTTTTAATTTTATACCTAATATTGGGCACTTAACAGGCACTACAATATCTTCATATTCTAATTTAAAATAAATACCGTCTCGTTTTGATCGTGATTTTGCACCTTTTAAAAGACGTTTTTCAACATTGTTATCTGCCCACTTTTTACGGTTTTCAGAAATTCTTCCAGGATATTTTAAATTAAACTCTTTTAATTTAGCTTTAACTTGTTCTTTATTTTTTTCGTACCATTTTTTGTGCCACTCTTTTAATTTTTCTTTGTTGTTTTCGCGATAAACAGCCTGATATTCTTTTGCAGAATTAAAGTTTTTATATGCCATCTTCAAACTCCTCTTTGTATAGGTCAACTAATTTAACATGGTTATCAATTTTTCCCTGCAACATCTTATAAATTTTTTGTTCAACGGGGGAACCCTGTAGGTGGACTACGGTCATCTTGTTTTTTTGTCCCGCCCTATCAACTCGAGCGCAACATTGTATATAGGTTTCAACAGACATCACGGGTGACCAAAACACAACTACGTTAGCTGCGTGGAGGGTAACTCCATGTGATGCAGCTTGAGGTTGGATTACCAATACTTGTGGGTCTTTTCTTTCTTGAAAATTCTTGAAAATTTCTGAACGATTATTCATAGATACATCGCCATGTATTGCCGCGCATGTGATGTGGTCTTTATTTAATTCTGCCATAATTTTTTCAATACTATGTCTAAATGGGCAGAATATGAGAACTTTGTGGCTGGCTTCTTCTATAATTTCTTTGAGGGCAGTCATACGATTAGATATATCAAACTCTATGACTTCTGACTTATCTGAATAGATAGCCCCTGCACTTACTTGTAATAGTTTAGTAAGCATAACCCCTGCGTTGACCACAGTAATTTCTTCGCCTGAAGCTTCCATATACATATCTTTTTTAAGCTTCTTATAATACTTATCTTGTTGTGGTGTAAGGGGAACTTCACGAGTGGTGTAAAGAACGTCAGGCAAATCTAAACATTCTTCTTTGGTATAACGAATGGCAGGTTGTAATGTTTTAAACACAATATCCTGCGCATTAAATCTAGGCACCCAGGTGAACTGGCTAATTTTTTGCATGACCATATCCTTAAACGTTCCTGCATATTTTGGGACGGATGCGGGGTTTACAAGTCTAGCCAGTCCATATGCGTCAGCTGGTGATTGAGCAGCGGGTGTTCCTGTCATAAGCCATAACCATGTTTGAGGTGTTACTACACGGTTTAATGACTTCCAGCGACGTGTCGTGACAGTTTTGACATAGTTTGCCTCATCGACAACTATTAAATCAAAACCGCCAGATTTAATTTCTTTCTCTACTATTTCTATACCATCGTAGTTAATTATCACTACATCTGTATTTTCTGCAAATACTTTCTTTCTTTTCTCTGCACTACCATGAGCAATACCTACTGACCTATGCATAGCTGTTTTAAAGAAGTCCGCTTGCCATGCAGCTTGCATAATAGATAGTGGGCATACCACTAACATACGTCTAATCTTACCTTGGGTCATTAGATAGTCAGCCGCCCATATAATAGCCGATGTTTTACCTGTGCCTGCTTCACTTAAACAATAGGCACGTCTATGTGCTGATAGAAACTCAGCTGTTGTTCTTTGATGATCAAACGGTTTATGAATACCTGGAAAGTTGTAGTCACGTGTTATAGGTGAAGGAGGGTTTTTAACTTTCATGTCAGATAATGTAAGCACTTCATCTAGCCCCCAATTCACAACGACTTGAGTTACTCCATTATCATATGTTTTAAGAACCTTACTTTTAGGTATCTTATCTAATATTAATTCGGGGCGTTTTGTGTTTACAATCAACGCTTTATCTTTATATACTTCCAATGCAATCTCCTAGTAATAAAAAATAGACGCGCCACCGAGAGAGGTAGTGACGCGCCTACACTACTAACACACAAAGCTTTTTATTATCATGAGGTCTTTGCTATTAGCTGACGTGGTTTTACCGCACTCACGCCTTACGGGAAACTTATTTCTTACTAGTTACGTTTCTCTTTAACGAACCATTACTATTTCGTGGGAACGAACTGTTCGCACTTTTACTTTTAATTCTCATATTGCTTGGTGTATTTGAACCACCCTTACTTAGAGGCACGATATGATCTACATCTTTACCGTCACCCTTTGATACTTTACCAGCTTTTATCATCATTCGTCTAGCTTTATTTCTAGCTACACGCTTTTTAATTTGATCAGGCTGCGCCTTGTATTCATTCTCTTTAACGTAATCTCTTTCTTTAGCCATATACATCCTTTAAATTTATTTGTAAAGCACTCTAGGTCAAATCAAGGACCCTTAATGACAACCTTGCTAAAGTGCTTTAAAAATATATAGCACCTATTACTTTCCCCAATGTGAACATGATTGAACAGGGCAAAACTTCTTACATGCAAAGTTAGGGACAGCATTAAATACCCCTGACTCGTAAGCCCCGTTTATACGTAATACTATTTTACCCCATTCTGCAAACATTTCATCTATTTTGTCAACCGTATAGTCTTCTTTTAATATCTCTTTGCTTACCAAAAATACCAATCCAGACTTGACTTTTAACATGTCTGGGAAGTGTTTAAATATAGCTACACTAAACAAAGATAGCTGTCTAGTATCTGCATACTGACTTGACTTGCCTGTTTTATAATCAATTAAGGTAGCTAACTTAGTTTCAGGGTTAATAACTAATAAGTCTACAACACCACGCCACCATACATTTGGTGCAAAGAAGTCACAGGGTTCAAGGTCTTTAGTTAAGCCTAACTTATACTCACAATACTTATCCCCTGGAATGGCTATCAACTTATCAAGGGTTGGTTGAAACATATTAAACTTGTCAGGCAAAGGTGTAGCACTTTTAACATACAACTCACAAGCTTTGTGAACTTCGTTGCCATAAAGAAAATGTTCTACGTTGGGGTCTTGCTTAATATCTTTTGCTACATATAGATGATAGTATTGCTTAGGACATTTCTCGAATGTTGTTGCACTTGAGTAAGACCACGTTTTAAGTTCAGCCATTATTTTTTTCTCTTAATTTCTTCAAAGTCATAAAACCATTTATCTTTAGCACTCCACTTAGCATGATTTTCTACACTATAAACTTCGGTAGGTATTTTAAAATCAGGCGTCTTTAGTTCTGCTGGCACAAGAGAAACATCATACCATAAACATCTATTGTTAGGTTGACATGCGAACTGTCCGTTATCTAACTTAATAAAATTATAAGACTTATGTTCTTCAACACCTTCACTAAAGGTTGTATCAATTACATTAGGATTAGCCGAAGCAAAGTCAATCGTAAATAAATAATTGCCGAAATGAAATTGCCTATCTTTGCCATAAAATTTAACTTTTAATCCTCGTAGATTTGATTTCTCAATCACTGCCATATCATAGGATAAGCAATCCCATATTTGTAAATAATCTAAGGGTAGGGGGGTATCAACGGCTTTCCATACATAAGCAGATATAGGTAGCTTGTCATAGAGTGCGCCGTAGTTTGTAAGCATTGACTCAATACGAAACGCTTGACCTTTAATTGCTTTAGCTGTCATCCATACACAAGGTTCTAATTCACCTTGACCTGACTCGTGATTATATAAAAATTCTTTGCGAACAAAGCATTTAACAGGCGGAATGTTAGCTACTAAAAAAGCCATTATTCTTTATCTACTTTCTGAACGTTCCCCGTCGATTTATTAAGTTCATACTCGGGTAAAACTTCTTTCTTTTTCTTA